GTTTAAAGACAATCCATTGCACGATTGGACGAGTGATTTTTGTGATTCAGTTCGTTATTTCGCAGTGACTCGGCACAAGACTGAGGTGTTCTCAGGCGATAATTGGAATGAATCAATCAACAGGTAGCAGATTATGATGAACAAGAAAGAAGCAGCAGTACAGCAGCTAATCGAAGAAGAAGAGATGGCTAGCAATGATGTTGCTCCTATGAGCGATGATGAGTTGGTTTCTGCCTGCACGCAAGAGATTGCCCAAGGAATAGGAAGCGATAACGCATCAAATAACGCGGAAGTATCTTTGCCGTTGAGCTACTACAATGCTCGATTACCAGGCATGAGCGCAAGGAAAGCAAGAGACAAAGACAGTAGTGCTTATGTCAGTGATGATTTAAGAGCAGCAGTCGAAGCAACAATGGCGGAGATTATGCCGTTGTTCACGACTAATAATCTGGGGGTATTTGATCCAGACGGTGAGGATGATATTGAACGTGCAGAAGTAGAAACAGCACTCACAAACTATTTGCTCTTTAATGAGTACAACGGCTATTTGATACTGCAAGAACTAGTTAAAGATGTGTTGCTTAACCGAAATTGTACTGCCAAGGTCTATTGGGATGAGCGGGCACAAGTTACATACGAAACGCTCGATAATGTACCAGGTCTGGCGATTCAGCAGGTACTTCAACCGCAACAAGATAACGAACGCGTTGAGATTGTTGAGCAGTACGTTGATGGAGAAGAGCAAACCCCCATACAGCCTATCATGGATCCAATGACTGGGTTACCAGCCGGCATCAGCGGTGGCGAAGTAATAGAGACTTTCAGTCTTAAGATTAAGCGAACCACACTGGTCGGCAAGCCTGTGATTGAAAGTGTAGCACCGGAAAATATTATCGTTTGTGGGGATCACACCAGCCCAATTCTTTTTGATGCTAGATTTGTCGCACATGAGAAAGTAGAAACAGCCTCGTCACTTATTCAGCAGGGCTTTGACCCCGCTATCGTTGAGAGCTTGCCCGAATATAACCAAGGCCAAGAGTCATACTCTAGGACGATGGACTATGCAGACGATTACGGAAGTGTTGATTCAAGTACAAAGCTGATTCAAGTCTATGAGTGCTATACAGACATAGATTATGATGGGGATGGCATAGCGGAAAGGCGTAAAGTTGTCATAGGCGGGGATAATACTCTATTAAGTAATGAAGAATGGGACCGCGTCCCACTTGTAGGCGGTGTTGGCACGATCATGCCGCACGCTTATCAGGGTGTTAGTCTGTTTGATAGACTAAGAGAAATACAAGATGTAAAAACCCCATTGATCCGGGCTATCGTTGATAGTACAAAATTAAGTGCTAATCCGCGGATCGGAGTAGTCACCGGTGAAGCTAACCTCGATGATATATTAACTTCAAGCACTGGCGGTATCGTCAGAGTGACTAACCCCGGGGCAGCGTTCCAGTTTCCTAATCCTGAAGTGGGGCAGTCGAGCTACTCATTACTTGGGCTGATGGACGAGCAGCGCAGGGAGCGTGGCGGTAGTGCGATTAATACCGCAACCTCAGCACAAAGCATTAGCGGTGATACTGCGCACGGCATAGAGCGCGTGATGTCAGCGATGGAGCTAGCTAATTCTTTGGTTGCCCGAACGATTGGGGAAACAGTAGTAAAAGGTATTTTCATTACGTTGCACTCGATTATCAAAGCTAACAGAAAGGACCCAATTAACGCAAGAATAGGCGGCAAATGGGTCAACTCAACACCTTCCGAGTGGAAGACTAGACCCAACGTACGTATACAAATGGGCAGCTCGTATGCACAGAACCAAAGACAAGCCGCGATCATGCGTGAGATTGTTCAGACTCAAGGCATGCTGGCGCAGACGGGTTCGGTATTGTTCTCAGAAGAAAAACTATATGATGCTTTAACTGATGGAGCTAGATTTGCAGGCATTAACTCACCAGAACGGTACTATGTCGATGTGACATCACCAGAAGGACAGCAAGCTAAGCAGCAGCAAGATCAGCAGAAGCAGCAAGAAAAGCAGAAGATGGACGAGGCTCAGCAAACGATGATGCAGGGTCAACAGATGCTTGCTCAGGCTGAGATGCTCAAAGGCCAAGCGGATATGCAGGCGAATCAGGTAAAAGTACAGAATGAGAAGTTGAAGGCAGAAATACAAGGCTTGAAAGAGCTGGCTAACGCAAACCAGAAGTCAGCAGAATTAGAATTCGATTACGCGAAGTTATATCTAGATAACCAACTCAAGAAAGAAGAAAACGAAAGCAAGCAGGCTTTGGAGCTGACGAAGCTAGAGCTGGAGGCTGGACGCGATCTTAACGCTGATATGGTAAGTAATGAAATCGTTTGAGGAAAAGAATGATGCAGTTTTAAAGCTTTTCAGTGACGCTATAAAATATAGTGCTGCTGGAGAGGTTTTGCTTGAGGCTTTCGATCATGTCTCTTTGGATGGTTTTCATTTAGAGATGGGAGTCTTTACTGGTGGAACGATTAATTTTATAGCCCATCATAACCCTGATAAGAAAATATATGGATTTGATTCTTTCGAGGGCTCGCCTGAAGATTGGGAAAGAGATGATACAGATATTTTTAAGAGAGGGGTGTTTGCTACTGATTATATTCCAGAGGTAGCATCAAATGTAATTATAAAGGAGGGCTTATTCCATGATTCATTGCCTGAATTTAAAAAGGAAATATTGAAAGACGCACCCATAGCATTTCTTCATATTGATTGCGATCTTTACGCTTCTACTAAAACCGTATTTGATATTCTATCTGATAATTTAGTATCGGGGACGGTCATCGTTTTTGATGAGCTTTATAATTACCCAGGCTTTGATAAGCATGAAATAAAAGCCTTCACAGAATTCTTGGACGAAAAAAAGATGTTAGTGAAATTTCTAGCTTACAACAGTGAGCATGAGCAGGTTGCGGTAAAACTAAAGGGTGTATAAATGGGACTTTTTGATGAGATAAAAAAACACGGATCAGAGACCTACGACACATTATCTGAGGGGCTGATGGGTGATCGCGCTCGTGGATTGTTGGATATGTTTGCGGGAAATATCAAAAGTGGATTGCCTATGCTAGATAAAGACCCGATGGATTGGGAAGCTGCCGATGTACTGAATGTTGCAATGGGTGGGACGATAGCAGGACGCATGGCAAAGACAGCCAACCCAGACATGCTCAAGCGTGCTGATGAGATGAAAGCAGCAGGCTACTCACGCGATGAGATATGGAAAACCACTGGCGAAGAGTTTAATCAGCCTGCTTTTTTTGACGGTGATGGCAATCTTAAATGGGAGATCGATGATAGTGCCTACAAGTACACGCCTGAGAATTTAGATAAAGAATCATTTAGTGGGATGAGTTATAGAAAAGGGACTGTTGCTAAAAGCACAGACCATCCAGCAATGCTAGATGCTTATCCTGATTTAAAAGATGTGCAATCCATAGATTATCCGTTTAGATCAAAAGCAAGATTGTCTGGACAATACACGCCAGAAGATGCGAAATGGAAAACTCCAGCATCGGTTACTTTGTGGGATGGGGGTTCTAGCACTAAGAGGTCAACAAACCTACATGAATTAAATCATGGGATACAGGATATTGAAAACCTTCCATTGGGGGGAAGCCAAAAGCAGTTTACCACGGTAGATAATGCTGCTGATATAGACATGCTATCGGACGCAAATATTCTAAATAAAATAACATCTAAAATGAAGGGGGATATAGATCAGGCTAAGGTTACTTTTAAGTCTATGCTGGGAAGAGACCCCGCTTTAGGTGCAGAAAGTATTGTACTAGGTGGGGAAAGCTCGGAGAGTATTATTAAACGTAGGGAAGCATTAAAATTAGCAAGTAAAACCCCATATGAAAAATACCAGCGACTGGCCGGTGAAGCTGATGCAAGAGCCGTGGAAGCTCGCATGGATATGACTATGCCAGAGCGGATAGCTCGACCTTTCCCGAAAGATTATGATGTACCAGAGAGCGAGTTTATCTATAACTATAGGAAAGGATTGCTTGAATGAGTAAAGGTAGTTTACGCAGGCCAACTAATGAGAAAGAGTATGGTGCAAACTGGGATTTAATTTTTAACAACAATCTGGAGACAGAAAAAGATGAGAAGCGAAGTAAGCAAAGAGAGATTATTGACATTCTCGAAGATGGTTTTATTAAACCACGAAGCAGAAATACAAGCGATTAATGACCGCATAGATTTCAAGCTGCTGAAAAGGTTTCAGGCGGGTGATGAGAAGAAGCGGGAAGTCATAGCGGCATTGATGAACAACAGAGATATTCTTTTCGCTGAGATGCGAGAGATTATTGCAGAGTCTGTGCAGGCTAACATCAATGAATGATATAAACCTTGATGTGATACTGAAAGCCAGAGGAAACACCTATGGTGAATTCAGGGATAATGCTCGTATAAGCCAAGGCATTAAGTCAGCGATGAGAGTAGGGAACTGGGACACGCTCCCCAACGTACAGCGCGAAGCTTTAGAGATGATAGCTCACAAGATGGCTCGTATTTTAGCGGGTGATCCCGCATACGCTGATAACATGGTTGACATAGCGGGATATGCGACATTAGTAGCAGAAGAAATTAATTATTTGGAGACAATATAATGGAAAGTATGGCAGATCAAATTAGTGCAATAGCGAGTGAAATCAGCCCTCAACCGCCGACAACGACTGAGCCAGCACCCGCTCAAGACCTAGAGCCTTTGCTAGAGGAAACAATCACCGAAAGCACTCAGGAAGACCCGGTTGAAGAAGTGATTGAAGAGCCGGTTGAGCAAGTAGCTGAATCATCCGCTCCGATTGAAGATGAAATATCCACGATTGGAGGACTAGCCGAAGCGATTGGCTGGGAAGCTGCCGATCTATATGGGATGAATGTCCCGATGGGTGACGGTCAGGAAGCTGTACCCCTAGGGCAACTAAAAGACCGCTACCAAGAGTCATTACGGACAGAGACGGCCTCAAAGGCACGGATTACAGAGCTAGAAGCACAAGCAGCACAGTATCAAGGCAATTCTGAGAGAGTCAACGCGGTATCTCAGGAGATGCAGCAGGCACAGGCCGCATTGGTGTCACTACAGAACCAATACCAGGGCATAGACTGGGCAGAAGCAGAGCAAAACGACCCAGGTCAGGCGGCATTATCAAAGCAGAAATTCCAAGAAGCCTACTCGCAAGCCCGCGGGCAAGTGCAGCAAGTTGAGCAGCAACAAAATCATTTCAAAGCGGAGCATTTACAGCAGCAATCCGCGCGGATGCATGAATTAATACCTAGTTGGTCAGACCCTGAGATCATGAAGCAAGGGCAGAACGATATAAAGGAGACTTTAACAGGCCTAGGCTTTAATTCTCAAGAAATCAACACTATGGCAGATGCTCGCGCTGTTTACATGCTTAATGACTATGTAAGGTTGAAGAAACTGGAGGCAAGCTCAAGTGCAGCAATCGATAAAGCACGGAGCGCACGTAAAGCCCCCAGGGTTCTAAAAGGCGGGGGTCGAGCGGTTAATCATGACGCAGTGAAGTCATTAGCAAACAAAGCAACACGGACAGGAGATAAGACAGATAAATTTAATGCTGTTAAGGCGTTGCTTTCTGGTTCTTAAGCGTGTATAAGTAACGAACAAGGTGGCTTAGGCCACCTTAATCAATCTGTAAGAGATTACACACCTCAATTAGTCTGTAAGAGATTACGCCTGACTTATAAAGTTGTTTGCATTGATAAACACGCGCACACGCGCATAACTTTTAATTCTGGAGTAATATAAAATGGCTACAACAAACTTAGATGCAGTAAACCTGGGCGCAGTGCCTGTCGGCGGATATATCCGCGAAGACTTGATGGATAAGATTTTCTCTATCGACCCAATCGACCGTCCTTTCTGTGATAGCACAGGATCGACAACGGCGGAAAATACTTTTAAAGAGTGGGTTATGGAAGACCTTGAAGATGCAACAGCAAATAATGCGGTTGTTGATGGTGCTGATGCAGCTGGAAACGACACAAGAACAGGCGAAAGAGTAGGCAACTATTCTCAAATCGCGTCTAAAGTGGTTCGTGTTTCAGATCGTGGCCGTCAAGTAGATACAGTCGGTTCAAGTGACGAGTTAATCCGTCAGTTGATGCGTAGGCAGAAAGGCTTGAAGCGGGATGAAGAAGCTACGTATTGTTCCAACAATATCGCTGTCCCAGGTGATGGTGCTACAGTAGCGGGTCAAACTGCTGGGATCGGTGGATGGATCGGAACAGGCCAAGCCGCGGTTAATACTGATCGTGGTGCTACTGGTGCTGATCCGGTATTATCTGGCAACCCTGGTGGCTATCCAACAACGAAAGCAGTTGCTGGTACTAAACGTGCTTTATCTGAGACATCCATCAAGAACATGATGAGATCGGCTTACGAGAAAGGTGGAAACCCCACTGTGGCGATGTCAACTCCTGCTGTTATTGAGATATTAAGTGATTATCTTTTTTCAAGCTCAGCAAGAATAGCAACACTTCAATCTGAAGCATCACAAGGTAACCGTACAGATAATGGGTCTGGTGGTGGTCGTAGTACCGGTGGTATCGTAGCTCAGGGTGCAGTTAACGTATTCGTGACAAACTATGGGACATTAGTTCTGACACCTAACCGCTTTCAGCCCGATAGTGCTGCGGGTGCTGCTGATTTATTCTTGCTTGATACTGAGCTTTGGGAACGTGCCTATTTACAAGGCTACGAGACTAAAGATTTGGCTCGTACAGGTACAGCGGAAAACCGTCAGATCACTGTCGATTTTAACCTTTGTTCTCTTAACGAAACTGGGTCTGCTGTTGTGGCCGACATAGATTACGCGCTTCCTGCGGTAGTTTAACCAATCAGGGGGTAGAAATACCCCCTTTTTTTATCTATAGGGGCTAAAATGATAGACGAAAAACCAAAAGCAAAACGTACCAAAAAATCAAACAACGTTGAGTCGGTCTACACAAATTCCGGCAAAGCAAATATCTTTACTTCGCGCGGGCGAGTTGTCCCAGGCGGTGAAATTACCTTGCTAGAGTCTGAAGCTAAAGTAAGTATTAAGCTAGTTCAGGGTCGAGCATGAGTAATCACGTTACTCACATCAAGACTGAAGATGGCAACCTATACGCCAATACTATCTTCTATGATGATGCAGCAAACGAAAAAACAAAAAGGCTACGTGAAAGTGAGCTATTATCACGTGCTAAGCTGAGCGTGCATGAAGATGAAGACATCCGGTTTTCATTCTCTATTCCGTCAGTATTTCAATATAATATCTTTACTCGAGACAATCCCGAAACGTTCAAACTTATGCAAAGCAAAGTAGAGCATGAGCGGATGCGAGGCGCAAAACAATTTCAATTATTACACCCTGAATGGTGTATATCTGCGAGGGTATAGCATGAAATTCAAGCCTTTAATTATGTTCCGAACGCGGGGATTATCTGGTCCACTTTTCCAGTCCTTTAGTAATCGAATGATTCACTCAGTCGGTAACTTTATCGGGAACTCAGGTCCAGTACCCTCACCAGAATTAGAAATATCAACAGAAGACGGGAGCGCATTCTTTATCACTGAAGCGTCAACCTCCGCTTCACCTGAATACATAGAAACGGAGTAATAGAATGTCTACTATCAAAATAAGCGAATTACCAGCCCTCACCACAGCGACAGATACTATAGAGTTCGTTATAAACGATAGTGGTGCTTCCAAAAAGATTAACAGAGCGAATATATTAGCAACAGTTCTTAAAGACGCTGACATAGGAGTTTCAGTAAGTCCAGCATTCCTAGTCGGAACACCAACAATTACAGCACCTACTACAGGCGCAGTAGATTTCAATGGGGAAATAACAGCATCCGCTTATACGACAATCGATACTTATACAGGAACTCACGACTTTACTCATTGGGAACTTAGTTACACCTCAGATTTTGCTATTATTGAACTGGAAAGCACTACAGGAAATCTGACATCTTGGACGCCGGTTGTCGGAG